TTTTGCGACAGGACGAGTGGGCTAGGAAATGGGTAGGTTCGGTCCTCGGCCGCAGCCGGTCGCGCTGAAGCTGGCGAAGGGCGAGCGGCGCCCGTCGAGGGTGAACTACGACGAGCCGAAGGTGCCCGTGGCCAGGGGGACCGACCCGCCCGCGGGCTTGGTCGGGGCCGGGCTCAAGGAGTGGCTGCGGATCACCTCGCAGCTCGTCGAGGCAGGGGTGCTGAGGGACCCAGACCTACCAGCGATGGAGGACTACTGCCGGCGTCTGACGGACCTGCGGCTCGCCGAGGCTGAGGTGCTCAGGATTCAGAATTTGCTCGACGAGGGCGAGAAGAAGAAGGCCGACGTAGGCGATCTGGTCGCACTGTGGCGCGAGCTGAGGCGGGCCCGGCAGAGCCTGATCGCCATCCAGAGCCAGGTGATCATGCTGCGCCGCGAGGTCGGGGCATCGCCTTCGAGCCGGTCGGCGGTGAAGGTGCCCCCGCGCAAGCCCGAGGAGTCGGCGAAGGACAAGGCGGCGAGGTACATGAGTGCCATCCGTGGCGGTCGCGCGTAGGCGCCCGGCCAGCGCCAGGCCGAAGAAGGCGCCGACGACGAGGAGGCCGAAGCCGACCCCGTGGTGGGGCGCTGGCTTGGCGCCGGAGGTGCGCTGGCCGGGCGTCATGCTCGAGATCCAGGCTGTCTGGTCCCGTCAGGAGAAGCGATGGGAGTCGCCGGACGGGAACTACCACTTCGACGCGGACGCAGCGGACTGGGCCGAGGGTTTCTTCCCGGCGATGCTCGTCCACCACATCGGGGAGTACAACGGGCAGCCGTTCGAGCTCCTGGACTACCAGCGCGTGCTGATCCGCGCGGCGTTCGGGTGGAAGCGGCGGGACGGGCTGAGGCGCTTTCGCAAGGTGTTCCTCGCCATCCCCAAGGGAAACGGGAAGTCGCCGCTGTGTTCAGGCGTGGGGCTGCTGCTCGCGGCCTTCGACAACGAGGCCGGCGCCGAGGTCTACGCTGCCGCCGCGGATAAGCTGCAGGCCCGCATCGTGTTCGACACGGCCCGGATCATGGTCGAGAAGTCGGAGAAGCTCGGCCAGGTGTTCGAGGGTTTCCGGGACTCGCTGAAGGTGCGGGGCGGGACTGAGTACTTTCAGGTCGTCTCAGCCGACGCACCGACGAAGCACGGCTTCCGCCCGCACGGCATCGTCTTCGACGAGTTCCACGCCCAGCCCGACCGGAACCTCTACGACACCCTGGACCGCGGGACAGTGAAGCGCCGGCAGCCGATGGCGTGGCTCGTCACCACCGCGGGGGACGACGACGAGTCGATCTGCTTCGAGGAGTGGGACTACGCGCGCCGCGTCATGTCGGGGTCGATCGAGGACGAGGCCTACCTGGCCATGATCTTCGAGGCCGGACCCGAGGAGGACTGGACCGACCTCGAGGTGGTGAAGCGGGTGAACCCTGGATGGGGCGTCACGCTGAAGGCCGACGCGATCGAGAACTCGCTGCTCGCTGCCCAGAACGAGCCCCGGAAGCGTAACAGCTTCCTGCAGCTCCACCTCAACCGCTGGGTGAACCAGGCGACCGCGTGGATTCCTGTCGAGTGGTGGGACGCCTGCGATGCGCCGCTGCCGTCCGAGTCCGAGCTCGCGACCTATCCGTGCGCGGTCGGGGTCGACATGGCCCAGAAGATCGACTTGGCCGCAGCGCCGGTCGTCTTCCGGCTCCCGCTCGAGGAGGAGCCCGAGACGGTCGAGGTCGTGACCGAAGACGAGGCCGGCGCCCCGGTGAGGCGGACCCTATCGCTCAACTACCGGATCGCCATCCTGCCGGCCTTCTGGCTACCCGAGGACACGCTGCGCGAGCGCGCCACGGTCGACCGGGTGCCCTATGACATCTGGCGCGAGGAGGGGCTGATCCGGGCCACGAGCGGGGCCGTCCTCGATTCGGACGCCATCGTGAGCCACGTCCTGGGGCTGTCGAAGCGGTTCCCGCTGGTGAAGCAGGGGGACGTGGCCTACGACCCGGCTTTCGCCACGGAGATCGCAGTTCGGCTCCAGGCGGCCGGCTACAGGACGGTCGAGGTGCTCCAGAACTACAAGCACCTGAGCGAGGCCTGCCAGGTGTTCGAGGCGCTCGTGAAGGCCAGGCGAGTCATCCACGGTGGCCATCGGCTGCTGCGGTGGAACGTCGAGAACGTGGCCGTGAAGCAGGACGACGCCGGGCGCATCCGGCCGGTGAAGCCGCGGAAGCAGGCGAAGCGCATCGATGGAGTGGTGGCGACGATCATGGCTCTGAGCCGTCTGATGGCGCTGCCCGAGCCGCAAGAGGACCCGTTCGCCGCGCGGATCGCGCGAGGAGAGGAGCCCATCCAGTGCGTGTGACGCAGGCACTTCGCAACCTGTTCCGGGCTCGCGCCGCGGACCCGGCGCTCGACGAGCGATACTGGCCCCAGGAGGTCCTCCCGTCCAAGGCCGGCGAGCCGGTGTCCGCCGCCACGGCCGAGCAGTACATCACCCTCCAGGCCTGCACCGACCTCTTCAAGAAGGCGTTCCTCATGCTGCCGCCCCAGGTGCTGCGGTATGCCGAGCAGGGGAAATTCGAGGTTCCGGGGCACCCGGCCGGCGTACTGCTCAGGAAGCGGCCGAACCCGTTCCAGAAGCCCTACCAGTTCAAGGCGATGATGATGCACCACGCGCTCCTCGCCGGGAACGCCTTCGCCGAAAAGAAGAACGGACCCGACGGCCCGGAGCTCTGGCCGCTGGCGCCGGCCCTGGTGGAGGGCCCCGACCTCCTATCCAGCGGCCGGCGCCGCTATAAGGTGCGCCGGTACGGTGGCCAGACGGACGTGCTCATGGGCGATCTCGAGCTGCTCCACGTCACCGGGCTGTGGACGGACGGGCTGCGCGGGAAGTCGATCATCGAGCGCGCGCGGGAGGCCCTCGGGCTGGCCATCGCGGCCGACAGCTACGGGGCGAAGCTCTTCGCATCCGGGGTGAAGTACCCGGGGGTACTGACGATGCCGGGCCCGCTCACCGACCCGGCCACCCGGAACGCCATCTCAGACTCGTTCAAGCGGCAGAGCGAGCGCGGCTACCCGCTGCTCGAGCAGGGCATGAGCTTCCAGTCGATGGGCATGAACGCCGACGACGCGCAGTTCCTCGAGACGCGGAAATTCTCCGTGGCCGAGCTCGCGCGGCTCTTCGGGGTGCCGCCGCACATGATCGGCGACGTGGAACGCTCGACCTCGTGGGGATCAGGGATCGAGGCCCAGACGTTCCAGTTCGTCACCTACGCGCTCATCCCGTGGCTGACGATCTGGCAGGAGTCGTTCGAGGGCGTGCTGGTGCCGGAGCCAGACGTCCACATCCGCTTCAGCACCGGGAAGCTGATGCAGGCCGACATGGCGACCCGGTTCACGGTGTACCAGACGGCCATCCAGAACGGGATCTACTCGCCGAACGAGTGCCGGGAGTTCGAGGACCGGAACCCGCGCGAGGGCGGCGACGTGTACGTGACCCCGACGGCGCCGCAGCAGGCCCGGGGGAGCGCGCCGCCGCCGGAGCCGGAGCCCGAAGAGCCGGACGAGGAAGACATGGAGGATCAGGATGCCCAGGCGGCGCCGCAGAAGATCGCGGCGATGCTCGAGCAGCAGAACGATCGGGTGACGGCGCTCGCCGCTTTCCGGGCCAGCGCGAAGACGCTCGGGGTGCCGCCGGAGAAGGTGCGGAAGATCCTGGCGACGGCGAAGCCGAGGGACGTCCATGCATAGCGAGGGCCAGGAGGTCGTGGTCCTGTCGGGCCACAGCTTCATCGTCGACGCCTCGAATCGGGTGGTCTACGGCTGGGGCATTGCTCCGGCCACACCGGACCTGCCCGGGGGCGTGCCGGTGCAGATCGGGACGCCGTTCTTCCAGGTGAGCGACCGGAAATTCTACTTCTGGACGGGCGCGGCCTGGTCCGAGATTCCGGCAGCGCCGCGGTTCAATGCCTCGTACTGGGACGACCTCACGGGCAGCGCGGCCGCGATCAACCCGACTGGCCCGGATGGCGCGATGGGTGTCTCCGCGGTCGACGGCCTTCTCGAAGCTCCGAACACCGGCAACTCGTCGCTCTTCGCCTCCTACCAACTCCCGCACCAGTACCTCGAAGGCAGCGCGGTGCGGTTCCACGTCCACTGCTACAAGGAGACGGGAGTGCCGGCTGCCGCGGATGCGCTCGCGATCGGCTGGGAGTACCGGCACAAGTGGATCGGCGTCGGAGGCGCGGCACCTGCAGCCGATGGCTGGGTCGCGGACTGGGCTTCGCTCACCGAGTCGTCCGCGGCCCCGTGCGATGCGATTCGGAAGTCGGGGATCTACGGGGTCGAGCTGACTGGTTCGGGCCGGAAGATCAGCGACCGCCTGGTGGTGGCGCTGCGGCGCAACGTGGCCGACGCCTACAACGGAGTGGTGCGCGTCGAGTTCGTGGACGTCCATGTCCAGAAGGACGCGATGGGGTCGGAGCAGGAGTACCTCAAGTGAAGGAGAAGAGGCTGATGCGGAAACTGATGGCCGTCCTGGCTCTGGCGCTGCTGGCCTCGGTGGCGGTCGCCGAGGTGCGCGAGGTGGTGCTCCCGGGCCACACGTTCCTCGTGGACTCGTCGAACCGGGTGCTCTACGGGTGGGGCGTCAAACCCACGACCCCGACCATCCCCGACGGGACGCCTGTCCCCGCCGGGACGCCGTTCTGGGCCTCGAACGAGAACGTGCTGTACTACTGGAGCGGAAGCGCCTGGACCTCGCCCGGCCTCGCGTCGGCGCCCGGGACGGCCTCGAGCATCTTCTCGGCGACCCCTGGCCGGCTCACCTTCGAGGGTGCGACGGTGGACGCCTACGAGACGGAGTTCGCTGCGACCGATCCCACGGCCGACGCTCTGATCTACATCCCGAACCGGACCGGCGCGATGGTGGTCGAGAGCGCCTTCAACTACTCGATCCCCGACAGCGGGGGGGTCGGCGCCGCGACCTACACGCTCCAGCCGGCCGGCTATACGCTGGCCACACTCGCCTGTGCCGACGCCGACGGCTGCACGGTGACGATGGGCGAGACGGGAATCCTGGCCGGGGCCTCGATCACGATCATCCAGATCGCTGCGAGCGCGGGGAACATCACGATCGTTGACGACGACGGGACCACGGCCGAGCTCGACGGTGACGCGAACCTCGTCTTGAATACGCTCGACAGCGTGACGCTGCACTACGCCGCGGTCGGGAACTGGATTCAGACGGCGTACATCGACATCTCGTAGGAGGAGAGCATGAACGCGACGGCCGACGTGCTGGCGATGGACGAGCGGACCTATCGGCTGTGGTCCGAGCAGACGAAGGGCGCCATCTTCACCTGGACCTCCGAGGCCGCCGCGCGCCTCATCCCGGCCCGGAAGTCGGTGGGCAGCGTGGCGGTGATCCCGCTGTCAGGCTTCCTGAGCCAAAAGCCGAGCCTCTTCTCGATGCTCTTCGGGGGCACCTCCGTCGAGGCCTTCGCCCGCGAGGTCGTGGCGGCGCTGGGCGACCAGTCGATCGGGGCCGTCGTGCTCGACGTCGACAGCCCCGGCGGCGAGGTGTTCGGGGTGACCGAGGCGGCCACGGCGATCCGGGCAGCCCGGGGCACGAAGCCGCTCGTCGCGGTGGCAAATCCCATCGCGGCCTCCGCCGCGTACTGGCTCGCCGCGCAGGCCGACGAGGTCGTGGTGACCCCGTCCGGGCTGGCCGGCAGCGTGGGCGTGTTCACGGTCCACCAGGACGTGTCGAAGGCGCTCGAGCAGCAGGGCGTCGGGGTGCGGTTCATCTCCTACGGCAGGCGCAAGACGGAGGGCAACCCGGTCGAGCCGCTGTCCGAGGACGCGCTGGCGTCGATCCAGGCCCGGGTGGACGAGGCGGGCCGCACCTTTGAGGCCGACGTGGCCAAGGGGCGCGGGGTGTCGGTGGCGAAGGTCCACAGCGACTTCGGTGAGGGGGGCATCCTGACCGCCTCCCAGGCCGTGGCGGCCGGGGCGGCCGACCGGGTGGCCACGCTCGACGAGGTGGTCGGCCGGCTGGTGGGCGGGCGGAAGCCGAAGGGCGGGTTCCGGGCCTACGACGCGAAGATGGCCGAGTTCATGGCCTTCGAGGCAGGCATAAGGCCGTAATCGTGTCATTATGGCGCATGAGAAAAATTGACTTGACTCGGCCGGAGGTTTCGGGGTAGCCTGCTCTCAGTGACGTTCCTTCAAAAAAGGGGAGCATGAGAACAATGGCTGCTGGCAAGAAAGACGAAATCATCGACGTCGTAGAGATCAAGCAAGGGCGCATGGTCTGCAACATCCTGGGGACTTCACCGCTGGTCCTCAACGCGATGTCCGCGAAGATCAAGCAGGGGCTGCTGTCGCCGTCGAAGAAGAACGCCGCGGAAAAGGCCTCGACGCTGAAGCACAACCCGGAGGAGGAGTTCCGAGCGTCGGCCTACAAGGCGATGGAGAAGGACGCGCCGACGCGGATCATCTTCCCGGCGGTATCGTTCAAGTCCGCGCTCGCCGACGCGGCGAAGGACATCCCTGGCGCGGCGAAGGCTCAGGTGGGCCGGCTCACCTACGTCGAGGGCGACTACGTGTCGATCTACGGCGTGCCGAAACTGTGGATGGCCGTTACCCGGTCGGCCGACATGAACCGGACGCCCGACGTGCGGACGCGGGCGATCCTGTCGCAGTGGGCGTGCCGCATCTCCATCACCTACATCTCGACCATCCTGAAGGAGATCACGGTGGGGCGGTTGCTCGCGGCGGCCGGGATCATGCGCGGTGTCGGGGACGGGCGGCCCGAGAAGGGGAAGATGAGCTACGGGCGGTTCGAGATGGTGGCGGCGGACGACGCGCGGTGGCTGAAGCTGACGAAGACGGCCGGGCGCGTGGAGCAGGACAAGGCGTTCGCGACGCCGGAGCCTTACGACGGAGAGACGGCGGAGCTGCTGGCGTGGTGGCAGCAGGACGCGGTGCGTCGCGGCTTCAAGGTGGCGTAGTCGCGCGGCAGTCCGGGCTGGGCCTGGCGCGGGCCGGTCTGGCGAGGCGCGGCGCGGTCGGGCAGGTATGGCCAGGCGAGGTCGGCGTGGCAAGATTAGGGTTGGCGGGGTCGGGAACGGCTTGGCGAGGCAGGTAGGGCCTGGCATGGCACGGCAGGGCGGGTCACGGCCGGGCCCGGCGGGGCAGGCAAATGGGGGGTGTTGATGACGAGGGCATGGCAGTTCACAAACGGGCGTAGCTGGCCCGTGGACGCGCAAGAGACAGGCGACGAACTGGAGCGCATCCGCGAGGAGAACGGGGGGCAGTTGCGGCCCGAGGGCGTCGTGGATGCCGCGCGCGATCCGCAGAGCCTTCTGCACCCCTGCTTCGAGTGGGACGACGCGGTGGCCGGCGAGAAGTACCGGCGCGAGCAGGCGAGCAATCTGATCCGGTCGATTCGCGTCCTGCTCATCCGCTCGGACGAGAACGGCGAGGAGAAGCTTCCCGTCCGGGCCTTCATCAACGTGATCCCCGAGGGATCGGACACGAGGGTCTACCTTCCTCGCGCCCTTGTGGCGAGCACTCCCACCCTCTACAACCAGGCGGTGAACGACGCGATCAGCTACCTGCGGGCGGCTGAGGTGCGGCTCGCTGAGTTCCGCGATATGCGGAAGGACGTCGAGAGAATCCGGCAAGTGCGGCTGAAGCTGGAGACGCGGAGCGACGAGGCGCACCCGTAGGGAAGTGGGCTAGTATGTCCACCGTGACCGGGAAACAGCTTCGGAAGCTTCGGCTCGCGGCCGGAATCTCGACCGAAAAGGCCGCGAAGGCGGTGGGTGTGTCGCGACGGACGTGGGTGCGCTGGGAAAGTTCCAGCGTACCAGCGCCGATCGCGAAGCTCGTCAAGCTGCTTTGGGAGTAAACGGCAGTCGAGGCCTGGCAGGGCTAGGCTAGGCGCGGCGTGGCGGGGCCTGGACGGGCAAGACGAGGCATGGCGGTCTAGGTGTGGCGCGGCGCGGCCGGGCACGGCTCTGAAATGGCGGGGCAAGGCTCGTCGTGGCAGGTCTGGGCGCGGCAGGGCGCGGCCGGCGTGGCACGGCCTGGCCTGGCACGGCTAGGCGGGGCGCGGTGCGGCAAGGCGTGGGCGGGGCGGGGCGCGGCGGGGCGCGGCAGGCATGGCACGGCCTGGCCTGGCGGCTCAGGGCCCGGAGTGGTCTGGCGTTGCATGGCGAGGCAAGGCCTGGCAGGCGGGGCAAGGCTTGAATAGGGTCGGCGTGGCACGGCTTGACACATAGCGTAGAATCGTAGCCAGAGTAGGACGGTCGTCCCGAGCGCCTCGGCCCGCGGGACGGCAGCGACAGAGCGCGTTCCTCGTGAGCGCCCGCTGTCTGGTGCAGTGGACCTTTCACTGTGCCGGAGGCAGACGCTTCTGCTTTCCCCGGCACGAGGAGCGACGATGGACCGAATCACGAAGCTGGAGGGCGAGGTCGCCGAGCGCAAGAAGGCGTTCGCCGCGCTCCTCGCCGACGCCAAGAAGACCGACAGGGCGCTCACCCCCGAGGAAATCCAGAAGGCCGACGAGATCAAGGCCGAGCTGGAGGGCCTCGACAAGACCCTCGCCCTCGAGCGCCAGCAGCTCGAGTACGACCGCACCACGGCCAAGCCGATCGCCACCGCGGCGCCGGCCGCCGCCGCCGACCCCGGCCCCGCGAAGTTCGCCAGCGTCGGCGAGCTGCTCCAGGCCGTGCAGCGCGGGAACGACGCCCGCCTCGTGGCCGCCGCCTCCGGGCTGAACGAATCCGTCCCTTCCGAGGGCGGTTTCTTGGTCCAGAGCGACATCGCCACCGAGCTGACGAACAAGGCCTTCGAGACCGGCCAGATCGTCAGCCGGGTCCGGGTGCAGGAGATCGGCGCGATGAGCAACGGCCTCAAGCTCAACCTCGCCAACGAGACCTCGCGCGCCTCCAGCCGGTACGGCGGGATCATCGCCTACTGGGCGGCCGAGGCCGCGGAGAAGACCTCCTCCGCGCCGAAGTTCCGCCAGTGGGACTACAACCTGCAGAAGCTCATCGGCCTCTGGTACGCGACCGACGAGCTGCTCCAGGACGCCACCGCCATGACGTCGGTGGTCAACGAGTGGTTCGCCGACGAGTTCGGCTTCCAGCTCGACGACGCGATCTACAACGGGAACGGCGCCGGCAAGCCGCTCGGCATCCTCGCCGCCCCCGCCACCGTGAGCGTGGCCAAGGAGGCCGGGCAGGCCGCGGCCACCATCGTCGCGGCGAACATCCAGAAGATGTACGCGCGGATGCCCGCTGGCTCGCTGGGCAACTCCGCGTGGTTCGTCAACCAGGAGACCTGGCCGCAGCTCTTCCAGCTCTCGCAGGCGGTGGGCGTCGGCGGCGTGCCGATGTTCATCCCGGCGGGCGGGATGAGCGCGACCCCGGCCGGCACGCTCCTCGGGCGCCCGATCGTCCCGATCGAGCAGGCCGCGGCGCTCCGCACCGT